AAGTGTATTGTATTCAAGTGATAGTGTTAATAGTAATGATAAGATTGTGAAATTATATAAAAAATATTCTATGAAAATCCATTCGTTAAGTAATGAATCAAGTTTTAAATTTATAATAGTATTTAAATTAAAAGATTTAAGTTTAGGTATTATAAAAAAACTGTTTAAAAGTATAGATAATAATTTAGTAAATGCTTTTCCAGTATATATTAGAGATGAGAATTGTATAATTTGTCAGTTTTTGCCAATGTTAGATTTAAAAAATCAAAATGTTAGATTTGATGAAAAATATGATAAATTAATTATTCGAAGATTTATAGAGAAAATAGAAAAAATACCTATATCTGGGATTGAAACATATTCAGGTATAAATAAAGTTGATAAAAAAGATTATTTTATACAAAATAACAAAATTGAAGAAAGAGATATTAAATTTTATGAGCTTAATGGATCAAATTTAATAGATTTATTTCAAAACAAATATGTTGATAAAAAAAGGACATTTTCGAATAATATTTATGATGTTAATAATATTTTTGGTATTGAAGCAACATTAAATTTAATGATAAAGGAGACAGGTCTTGTTCTTGATGATGTAGATTTAAGGCATTTCAATATATTATTTAACTCTTTTACAAGAACAGGGTATTTGCAAGGGCTACAAGATGTAATTCAAAAAGAATCAGATGAAAATGAAAATGAAAATGAAGATGATGAATCTAATTATTTTTATGAAGATATTGAAACTTCAAATAGTTTATATGGTAATACACTAACAAATGCTGCTACATCAAATATACTAAAAAATATTAAAATTGGATCGCAAAAGGGTGATAATGAGAAAATATCATCAAATTTTGATACTATTATAATCGGTCAATGTTGTAAAATTGGTTCAGGTGATGTTGAAGTCAAATATGACATATGAAAAAAAACTTAACTCGTCTAGTTAAGAACATCATTGTTTTTATCGAATTAAATGCACCTATCCTAAGGTCTAATTAATGTATTTGGTGTTCTTATTTAATTCTCTAGACTATTAAAGCAAGTCTGCAGCCCTCAATTTATTTTCGATTTGATTTCATTCAGACTTAATAGCCCTTTAGAACAAAACCATTCTTATTATAAATAGAATTTACATCATTATATCAATAAGACTTTTGAGTGCAAGTCAAAATTAATATTCTGTCTATTCTATTCGGTCTGATATTATAACAAGCTCACACCGACTTGACCCTTATATTTGCAACTACAAGGGCAAATATATATAAATGATTTAAAGGGTTTATTTTTTATCATTTTTTATTTAATCATTAATAAAAGAGAATCCTGCTAATTTATTTTCAATTGGTTTTTCAAGTTTAATTTGACTAACCTGCCAATTTATTCCAAATTTGCCTCCTGCAATCCAAATACCCAAACATTTAACTACACAAAATGCTTTTGTGTTTCTTTCTAATTTGGCTTCAAAGTCATCAATTCTTTCACGTTCATGATTAAACACAGAACAATTGAATTTTTCATTGTAATAAGGTATCTTTAGACGTAAATTAGGTGGATAATTATTATTCTTGGCATGTTTAATGGAACTTGAGAACATTGAATCTAGAATTTCGTCTGATATGTTCTCCTTTCGAAACCATTTAAAGCTTTGTTTTTTGGCCTCTTCTATTACTTGTTTTTCAATGCATAGAATTATATTATAGAACTTATTATGTTTGGGAAGAGTTAAGTCACCAAATGAGATATCGATAGAATATTTAATTGAATTGCCTGGTTCTTCATATTTCGATAGACCAAAAGGAAACCTGACACGAGGAGACGATAACAATATTAAATTATCATCGAAATTTAGATAAATTTGCTTAGCATTTTTACCATACATTTTGGGTTCAGAAAATGTAATTTTTGTTTCATCAAAATTATCATATTTAATGAGAGACATTTTTAGAAATCTATTAATTTTTTCTAGTTTTTTATGTTTATATTATAAAAATCTTTCAATCATTTTTATTTTTTTTAAAATTTAAAAGGGGTTTCTGCAAAAGCGGTAATGTCAAAGTAAGGCAAATTCAATCGAAATAGCCTTAAAGGTCGCATAAGACCGCAAGGAGACATTCAAAAAATTTCTGAAAAAAAAATTTTCTGAAAAAAAATTTCTGAAAAAAATTTTCTGAAAAAAAAATTTCTGAAAAAAATTTTCTGAAAAAAAATTTCTGAAAAAAAAAATTTCAGAAAAAAAATTTTCAGAAAAAAAATTTTTGAAAAAAAAATTTTTAATTATAATTAGTAATATGATTGTTTATCTCGATGAGGTTGGTCGAGGGACAGCCTTCGGAAATGTTGTTGTAGGTGCAGTGATATGGGAAGATACAAAAGTAAAAGAAGAATTGCCTTTTGCCGTTAAGTCTTTTGATAGCAAGAAACTCTCACCAAAGAAACGAAAGATTCTTAGCGATTATATCAAACGAAATGCTGTTGCCTATTCGATAGCAGAAGAAACACCCCAAGTTATTGATGAAATCAATATATTAAAAGCTACTCAAAAAGCTTTTCATAAGGCACTTGATGAACTTGATGGTGAGTTTGATGAAATTTATGTTGATGGAAGTTATTTTAATTCATATTTTAGTTTAAAATCAGATGAGTTTATTTCTCATAAGTGTGTTGTATCTGGTGATTCTATCCATAAGGAAATCGGATTTGCTTCAATTATTGCGAAAGTTAAGCATGACGAAGATATTATTAAAATTTGCGAAGAACATCCTGAATTGGACGAAAGATATAACTTAAAAAAGTGCATGGGATATTTAACAAAAGCACATATCGATGGTATAAGAAAGTATGGATATACAAGTTACCACAGACGCAGTTTCAAAATTAAATCTTTATAAATTTATGGTTCTAAGTTTAGATGATGATATCATTATAAAAAGAATATGTATTGTTGCTTTATTTTCTGCAGGAACTATATTTATAATTACAATGTTGTTTATATGTAATTTATCAAACAATCAATGTATTTTAAAACAACTTAAAAACTAATCTTCTGCTTTGTCTTCAATCTTTTTCTTAAGACGTTTTCTTACGGCATTACGGCGCCCACCTCCTCTTAAAGGGTTAAAATCTGATGACGGAGGAAGTGGAGGTTTTTTCTTAAACATATTTTCAAGAGAAGAGAAATCTTCATCACTTGTGTTGATGCCTTTATCTTTAAGCATTTCCATCATAAGCCCTTGCATATTCTGCGATTTTAGCATTTTTTTTATTTTCTTATTATTTTTCATTTTATTCATAAATGTAACCGCTTCCTCTTTCATAGCTTCTTGATCAAGCTCTCCAGACTCCATTTTTTCCTTTAAAACATTCGTTACATTTCCAATCAGATCTTTAATTGAGTCATTTTTACTCAAAGAAGCCATAATGCTATTGATATCAGGGTTATCAAGCTTAATATTTTCAAAAGCAGATACATCAATTTCTTTCGAAATATCCTTAGCAAGATTACCTATTTTACTTGTTTCAAGCATTTTTATTAAATCCTCTTCTTCACCACTATCATCATTATTATCATCATTTTCGTCGTCAAAACCCATCCCGCCTATCATATTCTTAAGCATATCCATCATATTATTCATTTGATCTGTATCTTTCTCTAAAAATTCTTCAAATGTTTTGGATTTACTTTTGATTGTTTTTCCAATTAAAAGTAACGTTTGAAGAAATTTCCAAATTGCCTCTTTGTTTTCATTTTTTGAAATGGTTTTATAGATTTTTGATACATCGACTCCTTGAATTGTAATAACTTGGTTGAATATTGTTTCATCTTTTGATGAGATTTGTGTTTCGATATTTGATATATTTGTTAAGAATTTTTGTAGAGGAATTGTATCATTATCTTCTATATTTTCATATTTGACTGTTTCGTCACATTTTTTTAGATTTTGAAGAAAATCTTCAAGTGTTGAATTAAATATTTTTAAGGCATCCATAGTATTTAACTAAATATATCAAATTTAATAATGAAAAAAAAACGCAAATATTTTTTATTTCTTTAATTTAATATGGGTGGCGGATTACTCCAGTTACAACGTTATGGGCAACAAAATGAATATTTAAATGGAAACCCTTCTCTAACGTATTTTAAGAATGTTTTCAAGAAACACACACATTTTTCAATGGAAACCAAGCGAATTGAATTCGAGGGAATACAGAGTCTTGCTACAGATGTTGATACGATAATGAGATGTAAAATTGATCGTAATGGTGATCTACTTAAAGACTTATATTTTGTTATGAATCTGCCTGATATCTACAGTGGATACGAACCAGACTCGACTGGTACTAATATTGGAAATGCTTACGAGTTCCAGTGGATACCCAATATTGGTGCACAGATAATAAAGAAAGCAACATTGACCATTGGTGGTTCAAAAGTCTCAGAACTTTATGGTCAATGGATCGAAATTTATTATGAGTTATTTTTAGATACTTCAGAAAAGAATAATTTTGATCGATTAATCGGACACGTTCCTGAAATTTTTTTCCCTGCTTATAACGGGTTAAATAATGGTTTTTACCCTACAAGTACATTAGATCCTTCTTTAAATAATAATCCTGATTCGCAACAGTTCTTCTTTTCAAATTTTGCCAAGAATCCATATTTACAACCTCCATCTATTGCGGCACGAACTATTCATGTGCCAATTCCATTCTGGTTCACACGCAATCCTGGTCTTGCCCTTCCTCTTATTGCTTTGCAGTATCACGAAGTTCATATTGAATTTGAACTTAGACCTATATCACAACTATACACTATACTAGAGACAAAAGAAAATATGAATGTCTCTGTTGGCGAACGTACCGCTCCTGACGCAACTTTATCGCATCACAATATATCGAATTTCATTACATCAATACCAGTCGAATCATTTAATCCTGATACATCTGTAATGACCAGTTTAAACGATGGTGAAAATAACCTTCAAGGTTGGAATTTCGATTGTCATTTGTTAGCAAATTATGTATTTTTAGATAAAGAAGAGCGTACTAAATTTGCCTTAGGTTCTCACGATTATTTGATAGAGCAGACGTTCAAAAATAGTTTTACTGGAATAAAAGGTACAAGAAGTGTTAAGCTTGAATTTTCGCATCCAGTTAAGTATTTGCTTTGGACGGCCCAACGTAATGACGTTTCAAAAAAATTCAATGGTCACAATAACTATACAAATTACGATAATGAATTTATTGATCCAGGTTCAGCAGCATATATTAGACGTTTTGGTGTAGATGATGCTGATCCTTTATATTTTCAGTACGAGAATGGAAGTATTAGAGAAGTAAATGGAATCAAGCAAACACTTGATATGTTACCCAATCACAGAGCATTGATACCAACAAAATTTAATTTCAAATTTTATGAAAAAAATATAATAAAAAGCACAAGATTACTATTTGATGGTGTAGAACGTTATGCAAGTGGAAGTTCAATATATCATCAAAGCTTACAAGCATTTCAGCATAAAACAAAAATAGACAAATTTGGTCTAAATATGTATTCTTTTGAATTAGATGCTTCAAACTTATCACCAAATGGATCATGCAATTTCTCAAGAATTGATAATGTTCAACTTGAAGTTATAACAATAGATCCTCCACCTGAAAAAGATAATGCAAATTCTTATGATTTCAATTTAGACGTGTATGCGATAAATTATAATATTCTCCGAATCCAAAATGGTATGGGATCAACTGTTTTCGCAAATTAATTAGTTATTTGTCCATAACAGGCTTAATATAAGTATCAACTAGTACTTGCCCTACTCCCACGGAAGCTTCTTCCTGACTGAATTTATTTTGATTAACACCAGCCTTTAGCTTTAAAATTTTATTAAGTATTTCATCATCACAATTATCGGAAGTTATCATATTGAAGAGGTTCTCATATTTTTCCGAAAAATCCTTGTGATACTTTCTAATCAGATCTTTATGCATTTTTAAATCTCGTGATTTTCTTCTAATTTCGAATGTCTCTTTGTCCATTTATAAAAACTTTATATTTTAATCTTTATTTTTTTACATCATTTCAGACTTCCATGCGACCTTTAAGGCTATTTTGGTTTAATTTGCCTATTATTTTGATTTAGAAAATTTAAAGGGACTACCATCAAAAAAAAAATAAAAATAATAAAAAATCTGAGAGGAGACAGATATCATTTTCATATAAAAAAATGACTAAATGTACTTTATGCACAAATGATGAAAATATTTTAAGTAAAAATAGAAAAACTGCTACTTATAATTTTGCGAATACTTCTATTCCAAATTGCATTCCAGGTAATTTCGATTTATCAAGAGCACTTATTTGTGGCGATCACCGCAAAATATTAATTAAGGAAAATGAGTTTTATACAAAAGATAATATTGTTAATGTCAAACACAAGAAATGTGCTAAATGCTCCAAAATACCTAATTTTAATTTCGAAGGTCAAACAGTAGGAAAGTATTGCCTAGCTCATGCGGAAACAGATATGGTTGATGTTGTAAACAAGAAATGTGCTAAATGCTCCAAACAACCTTATTTTAATTTCGCAGGTCAAACAGTTGGAAAGTATTGCCTAGCTCATGCGGAAACAGGTATGGTTAATGTTGTAAACAAGACATGTGCTAAATGCTCCAAATTACCTTGTTTTAATTTCAAAGGCCAAACAGTAGGAAAGTATTGCAAAGAGCATGCCAAACCAAAAATGGTTAATGTTGTAAGCCCAATGTGTTCTATTTGTAATCAATTTCATATTGATTCTGCTAAAAACAAATACGGAGGTCTTTGCCTTATTTGTGCTAACCATGAAGGACTAACAAAAGCTCCATCTAATTATGGAAAGAAGGAAAAAGCAGTTGTTGAATTTATCAATAAAGAATTTGGAGATCTTTCATGGATTTTCAATCAACCTACAACTGGTGCATGTTCCCGTAAGAAAGCAGACGCTCACGTTCAATTTGGTAATGATTATGTTCTTATCGTTGAGGTCGACGAAAATCAACACAAAGGCTATGACGCATCTTGTGACGAAGTTCGAACTCTTGAATTAAT